TCCACGATCGGCCTGCTGTCGTGCATGCGCGGCGGCGGGTAAACTACACCTCGATCTCGGACGGGGACGAGTTGGACCGTCGGATTACGATACTCGGGCTCGTCAAAGGTGCCCTCCGGCGTTTTTACCAACGGATTGCGAACATGCACGCCGCCTTCGCCGTCCACCATCACGTGAGCGCTGAAGGTGACTTCTCTGGCTGGAGGGAATTGCAACCGCATCTCTCCGCCGCGCGACGTGATGTAGTCCAAGCTGTGCTCGTTTACATTGCGCGCGTGGTGCAGATAGCGCAGCAGGTCGTCGGACTTCCGCTCAGCTTTCTTGCTCCCAAACCACGGTTCGCTCAACGAACAGCCCTTTGCGCCTTGTTCCAACTTCCCGTAAAGGCGGCTGAGTTGGGACAGGAACTCCGACCAGGCCACTTCGTAGCCGTCGAACCCATTATCGAGCGTCAGACGGTCGACGCATGACGTCGCCAAGGCAAGATGCTCATACGCCTTCAATACTGCGACCTGCTTCATGATTTCCGACTCACGCGTGAAGGGCAGAGCGAAATCTCCATACTGGCAGCGCAGCCTGGCGAGAACCTTGGCGTTTTTCGCGTCCGTATCGCGCTGCGCTCCGCTGCCACACCCTGCCCCCATGCCCTACACCTCGCCCGACTTCGCCACCTTCGCCGCGGTGTTCACCGACTTTGCGGACATCGCAGAGCCGTCGTTTGCCTATTGGCTCGCCCGCGCCGAGCGCGTGATCGACAGCGACTACAGCGACGACCAGCTCCATGCGACCATGCTGCTGACCGCGCACTACCTCGCCAGCCAGGGGCTCGGCACCGGCACCGAGGCCAAGATAGCCAGCTTCGGCGGAGCCAATCGCGTGAAGTCGGGCGACCTCGAGCTCGGCTGGTTTGGACCTCCCGCCTCGGCCGCCAGCCTCACAGCCACCCGCTACGGGCGCGAGCTGCGCGGCCTGGTGCTCGCGGTCAAGGGCGGGCCGGGGGTTGCGGGCACGGGCACCTTCCCGCCGGTGGTGAACTATGGGCTTGCTTGATGGGGAGGTGGCTGCGCTGTTCGCCACGGCGTTCGGCGGTATGTACCTTGACGGCACGCTGCACCAGGGCACCGGAGAGCCGGTCTACGACAGCGAAGGCACGATCACCGGATATTCGGGCGCCGGCGATACGGCGGTCAAGGTCCAGGTCGATCGCGCAACCAGCGCCATGCGGGCGGCGGATGGCTTCTCCGAGGGCGACGTGCGGCTGATCGTCCTCGCGCAGACCGGCATGGCGATCACCAGCGACCACGAGCTGAGCGCGCGGGCCGTGCGGTACCGGATACAGAGCGCCGAGCTGGATGCCGCTGCCTCGCACTGGACCTGCCGCGCGAGGGCCGTCTGATGGCGATGAAGGGCACCGGCCGCCACCTCAAGCGGCTCCAGGGCATGCAGGGGCGCATGGCCGCCGAGGCGCGCAAGCTGGTCTACGTCCTCGCCGATATGCACGTGACCGAGGCCGCCCATTCGATCACCGAGGGAGCGGTCAGCGGGAAAGGGCACGTGCCGAGCCGGCCCGGCGAGCCTCCGAACGCCGATACCCACGTCCTCGACCGCTCTGGCCATGTCCGCGAGGCCGGGCCACTCCGCGCCGACAGCGTGTTCGATGCGCCCTATGCCGCCGGGCTTGAGTTCGGGACAGAGAAGGTCGCCGAGCGCCCGTTCATGCGGCCGGCGGCGAAGAAGATCCGCAAGAGCGTCGACGCCCTCGCCACGGCCGCGGTCACGCGGGTGGTCGAAGGGGGCTCGCTCTAGCGCCGTCCGTAGCGGCTACCCGGCCCCGGGCGCATCACCCCGGCAAATCAGCACGGAGCCCACTCATGACCGCTGGCGTCACCCTCCAGTCCAAGCTCACCATCAACGGCTCGCTCACCGGTGCCAACGCCCGCGGCCGGCTCAAGCTCAACCTCGACGAGATCGCCGAGAGCTTCGAACTCACGCCCGGCACCGATGCGACCACCAAGGCCGACCTGCTGTTCGCCGACACCCGCACGCTCGCGGCATCCACCAACGAAAGCCTCGACCTGGCGGGCGCGCTGTCCTCGGCCCTTGGGGCGACGATCACCGCTGCCGAGCTGGTGCTGATCTACGTCAAGGCCCATGCCGCCAACACCAACGCGGTGAATGTCACCCGGCCGGGCTCCAATGGCGTGCCGCTGTTCCTGGCGGCTGGCGACGGCGTGGCGGTGAAGCCGGGCCAATTCTTCCTGCTCCAGTCGCTAACCGGCATCGCGGTCACCGCCGGCACTGGCGACCTGATTAACATCGCCAATGCCGGGGCGGGCACCAGCGTGACCTACGACATTCTCGTGGTCGGCCGCTCGGTCGCCGCCTGATGACCCGCCGCATCGTCTTCACCCGCGAGTACAACCACCGCTGGCCTTCGCGGGCGATCACCCATTTCAAGGTCACCGGCGAGCCGATCACGGTGAAGGCCGAGGTCGCCGAGGCCGCGATCGCGAAAGGCTACGCTGAGCCCGCTGGTCGTGGTAAGGCGGCCAGTGATGGCGAAACTCAGCGTCCACCGCCTGGGGATTTGGCTGGATGCGATCCTGCGACGGGTGATGACGACCTGGATGGACGCCAGGGGGATCGACGAGATCGGGTGGATGATCGGGGAGACGATGACCTTCCCGCCCGTCCTGGGGCCTGACAACGACGATGCTCAGCCCGACCACGCTGGCGCAGAAAGCGGTGATCGCGGCGCTCAAGGCGGACGCGGCTGTGATCGCGCTGGTGCCGGCGGCGCGGATCTACCCTCCGAAAACCCCGACCGGGCCAACTAAGCCCTTCATCCGCTATGGCAGCGCCAGCGCCGAGCCCGAGCGGCTGAGCGGTATTCGCGGGGGCGTGGTGGCGGGCGCCGTGCACGTGTTCGTCGGGGTGACCGACGATATCCCTGATCCGGGTCAGTTCGCCGGTGATGCGGCTGACGCGATCGCCGAGGCAATCGACGCGGTCGACAATGCCTTCGTCGAGCGGACGCAGGTCATGCCCGACGCGGCCGAGCCCGACATCGTCCACGGCATTGTCTGGTTCCGGTTCACCGCGGCCGAGTTCACCTAGCCGTCCGTAGCGGGTCCGCCCCCTCGTCAGCATTGTCGCGGCAATTCTTGGACCCGCGATTGCAGAGGGAACGACGACGATGGGCTACACGACCGGCCGCGTGAAGGGGAACTACGCCGACATCATGTACGGCGATGGCGCTGACCCCGAGGTATTCACCCAGCTCTGCGGGATCAGCACCCGCGGGCTCGAGGTGACCTACAAGACCGCGTTCGAAGCCGAAGACTACGACTGCACCGATCCCGAGGCGGTCGCCCAGACCCTCAAGGAGGTCGGCGCGCAGGACTGGTCGATCTCCGGCAATGGCCTCTACAATCGCGCCCAGATGGCGGCGCTCCGGGGCCTGCTCGGCGCATCGCAGAACTGGCGCTTCGCCATGGATGAGCCCGCGGCTGACAGTATCGACGATGGCTGGTGGCAGGGCTCGGGGTTCGTCTCGTCCTACAAGGTCGACGGCAACGACGGCGAGTGGACCAAGGTTTCGCTGACGATCACCGGCACGGCGCTGCTGACCTGGGCCGACGCGAGCTGATCCGATGCAGACCAGCCTCACGCTCGATTGGGCCGACGGGAGCTATGACTTCCGCCTGACCTGGACCGGCTGCGCCGAGATCGAGCGCAAGGCTGGGGCTGGCATCCAGGCCGTGTTCGAGCGCGTGCTGCTGGGGGGCGCCCACACCGCCGACGTCATCGAGGTCATCCGTCAGGGCCTCCTCGGTGGCAGTGGCGGGGTGGTTGATGGGGCCGAGGTTACGACCAAGGCGCCAACGGTCAACGCGCTCATCGTCCGCTATGTGACCGGGCCGGACGCGCCACCCTTCGCCGAAAGCTGGAACGTGGCCAAGGCCGTCCTCTCGGCCTTCATGGTCGGCCACGAGTCTGCTCAAAAAAAAAGCGAGGCGGACGATCCCGAGCCGACGAGCGCATCGACCCCACCAAGATCCTCGCCAACTGCGCCATGATGCACATCCCCCCGAGCGAGGCAAAGCAGCTCACGCTCGGCGAGTATCAGGGGCTCATGCACCACTGGAACGAGGCCCACAGCGGCGAAGAGGCTGAGCTCGAAGCGCCTGACATCGAAACCCTCGAAGCACGCCGCGCTCGGCTCGAGGCCCGAGGGGTGAAGGTACTCCACTGATGTCCACCGCCGACGAAGTCATTGTCGAGTTCCAGGCTCGGGTCGGTCAATACGAGGCCGACCTCCGGCGTGCGACCACGACCTTCCAGAATTCGACCGGCCGGCAGCAGCAGGCGATGCAGCAGCTCGAGCGGCAGATCTCGGCGAGCGAAAGCCAGATCGGGGCCAAGCTGCGCAGCCTCGCCGGGATTTTCGCCAGCGCCTTCGCCGTCGAAAAGGTCCAGCAACTCGCGGATGGCTACACCCGGTTCACCAACCAGCTCAAGGTAGCTGGGGTGGCCGGCGATCAGCTGGGCCAGACCCAAGAGCAGCTGTTCGGCATCGCCCAGAAGTACGGCGTCGAGCTGGAAAGCCTCGGCACGCTCTACTCGCGCGGGTCGCAGGTCTCGAAGGAGCTGGGCGCCAGCCAGGCCCAGCTGATCCAGTTCACCGAGGGGGTCTCGGCCGCGCTCAAGATCCAGGGCACCAGCGCCACCGAGGCGCAGGGTGCGCTCCTCCAGCTCTCGCAGCTGCTGGCCTCGGGCACGGTCCGCGCCGAGGAGTTCAATTCGGTGCAGGAAGGCGCGGTGCCGATCCTGCAGGCCGTGGCCCGGCACATCGACGCAGCCGGGGGCTCCGTCGGCAAGCTCAAGCAGCTGGTGGCCAGTCAGCAGGTCACCAGCCAGCAGTTCTTTCAGGCCTTTCTGGCCGGCACGTCCGAGCTGGAGGCACATGCCGAGAAGTCGAGCCTGACGATCGGCAACTCCTTCCAGATCCTCAACAATGCGCTCGGCAAGTTCGTCGGCGAAACCGACCAGTCGCTTTCGGCCACCCAGCGCATCAGCGGCGCGATCATTGCCCTGTCCGAGAACCTCGGGACCGTCACCACCGCGCTCGGCGCGATCGGCGTGGTGCTGCTCGGTCGCTATCTCGGGGGCATCGTGGCCTCCACGGCCGCGACCATTGCCAAGTCTGTCGCGGACGCTCGCGCCATCCTGACCGCCGAAGCGCTCGCCGGCGCGGAAGCCGCGCTCGGCGCCGGGCTGCTCG